ATGTTCACGCTGGTTCTTTTTGTGTGCTACCTGGGTGGCGGTTGTGAAGATATCGTTGTTGATGTCTACAAAACTGAGCAGCAGTGCCTGATATCGATGGACGATCAGCGTATTCGTAACGGCGGATGTTTACCCGCGGATGACTACATAGACAGCTTCTGGCGTCCGGCCCAGGAATACAGCGATTTTTGATTATTGCAGTTGCACCAGCGTCAACTCGCCACCAAACACCGCACCGGTATCAATATAGTGCAGATTCTCGTGGTCCAGTCGCTGACGCAGAGGCGTATGGCCAAACCAAAAGTGATCCGCGCCGCGAATGCCGTTGCCTTTATTCATCAGCCTTGTGCGATCCCACAGTACCCGCTGTAAATCGACCTCTTTTTGCCACTGATAATTATCATCAGGGTAATCTGCGTGAGCAATAACGTGTATGCCGTTCTGGCAACGCAGCTCCAGAATCCAGGGTAATTGCCGACACGTTTCAAGAGCGGTTGTCGCCGCTGGCTGCTCCGCCTGCGCAAACCACGAACCGCCATTCATAAACCACAGGAATTGCTCCCCGGTTGCCAGCGCGTCCAGCCCCATCTGTTCATGATTCCCTCTGACCGCGATAATCCAGCGTTTACGCAGTAGTTTCAGGCAACGCAAACTGTCAGGTCCGCGGTCGATAACATCCCCCACTGAAACCAGCAGGTCCTGCCACGGATCAAAATGACACAGGCGCAATTTCGCCATCAATAATGAGAAGCAACCGTGGATATCCCCGACCACCCAAACATGTCGCCAGCGCGTCGCTTCCACTCTTTGATAAGCATTGTCAGGCAGTCCCATTTGACCTCCTGTACACAGTTCTCATGCAACTTTAATTTTAGCAAATACATCAGAAAGGCGGGGACGTTTCTATTTATATCCGAGACATAATTATTTATGGATATGTAATCGGGCATCCATTTTAATCCCATTCGCTGTAATAACGACAAGTGGTGTTGGCTTTAAATCGTAACAGTCAAGTATTCGTGAAAGTAAGTCATGAGGAACCTCCGATGAAGCCATAGCTTTCATGACAAACGATTTATCATTAATGGTCCTTAGAAGCAGGCTATTAAAAACTTCTTGTTTATATGCATTGAATTCATAATAACGCCTGGCTGGTGATGCTGCCAACTTACTGATTTAGTGTATGATGGTGTTTTTGAGGTGCTCCAGTGGCTTCTGTTTCTATCAGCTGTCCCTCCTGTTCAGCTACTGACGGGGTGGTGCGTAACGGCAAAAGCACTGCCGGACATCAGCGCTATCTCTGCTCTCACTGCCGTAAAACATGGCAACTGCAGTTCACTTACACCGCTTCTCAACCCGGTACGCACCAGAAAATCATTGATATGGCCATGAATGGCGTTGGATGCCGGGCAACCGCCCGCATTATGGGCGTTGGCCTCAACACGATTTTACGTCACTTAAAAAACTCAGGCCGCAGTCGGTAACCTCGCGCATACAGCCGGGCAGTGACGTCATCGTCTGCGCGGAAATGGACGAACAGTGGGGCTACGTCGGTGCTAAATCACGTCAGCGCTGGCTGTTTTACGCGTATGACAGGATACGGAGGACGGTTGTGGCGCACGTCTTCGGTGAACGCACTCTGGCCACACTGGAGCGTCTTCTGAGCCTGCTGTCGGCCTTTGAGGTCGTGGTATGGATGACGGATGGCTGGCCGCTGTATGAATCCCGCCTGAAGGGAAAGCTGCACGTAATCAGCAAGCGTTACACTCAGCGCATTGAGCGACATAACCTGAATCTGAGACAACATCTGGCAAGGCTGGGACGGAAGTCACTGTCGTTCTCAAAATCGGTGGAGCTGCATGACAAGGTCATCGGGCATTATCTGAACATAAAACACTATCAGTAAGTTGGAGTCATTACCAACCATCTGAGTCATTCATATATCCATTCCATCTTTAATAATTTTATCGCTATAACCCGTTCATAATAAATCATAATCCTTAGATTATTACCAATTAACTTTATCCGATATCCCCATGGCTATGAAAAAATTAATATACTGTCATTTTCAATAGTACAACATTTAAATCATATCCATCTGCCACGTTACGAGAACATTTGCATAAAGGGATGCAGATAGCACCGAGTCCAAGACCAAAGTGAAAAATGACAGAAAAGTACTTGGATATGGGGGCAAAAATGTTTAGATTGTTGTAGCAGGCATAAAATGCCGCACAAAGAATTTCGTGTGTTTTGGCACCGTGCATTCTAACCTTTTGGTTTATAAAGTACACAAAAAGAGACCGAATACGATTCCTGTTTTTTCCAAAATTATTTTTTCTCATTTATTTTCAATGCAATAACCGACCACCAGTATTAAAAACGCACAAATAAAGGTGTATTTTCAGGCACTAAAAATCATATAGTTAGCCAAAATTTCGGACATATTCGGACCAGTTTCGGACAATTTTTTCCGTTTTATAGCGAACGTACTGACTCCAGCAAACATGAGAAGGAACAGATAAGCCGTACTGTTCAGGAAATGTTTGAAGAGGCTGAGTTCTGGCTTATTTCTGAGTAATATGAAGCGAGGCGCGCACTCTAATCATGTTATGAATCGACCCGTAGCCTGAACTTTCCAGACAATGGCTACGGTTTTTTAACGATTCGTCAGGCACACTAGTCCTGTTTTTCAGGTGGTGTATTGCTTACTTTTTCAACGCATCAAGCTGTGCTTTCAACTCCTTTACTGCCCCGATCAAGTCAGACACCAGGGCCAGATACGACACGTTAAGGATAGGGTTTTCCGGGTCCTCACCTCCCGCCTTAAACACATATAGTGGGTCCACTTCCTGGAGTTGCTGGGCTATAACCCCGCGGTCTCGTCGGCCATCCCCTCGCCATGTGAACTCGTAAGACTCTATCCGGCTGACACGGTCCAGGGCGCCTGTTTGTGCTGCAGTTGCTTCTTTTTTCAGGCGTCCATCCGAACCTGACGGCAATATCGCCCCATTTGCGGTATTGATTCCTCCGGAACCATTCACAAAAAGCCAGTACTTTGTATAGCCAGCCCCGTCAGAGCAGGTCAACATTGGGCCTGCTGAGTCTGCCGTCCCTGCAGAACCAATGTAACCACCGAACGCCATGTTTAATGTGAACTGGCTTCCCGTACCTCCTGTTTTCTGTATGGTTGCCATCCCCGCAGGCGCAAATACCCGGCTCCCGGAGTAGATATGCTTTATATTAAAGGGCGCGGCTTTGATTGCCGGTGTGGCTTCCGTAATAACCGTCGTTGGTGCGGAAATATCGCCTTTCATACTAATGGCGAATGTCGCGGTATTTACTGATGCTATGCACTGAGAGAAGTCGGATAAATTACCGAGTGCAGCTGCTGTGTCATGGGCCTGCTGCGCACTGGTAGCCGCCTCTCCCGCTTTTGTGGTTGCGGTCGATGCACTGGTGGCTGCCTCTCCGGCTTTCGTGGTTGCAGTTGAAGCACTGGTAGCCGCCTCTCCCGCTTTCGTGGTTGCAGTCGATGCTGCTGTTGAAGCTGTTGATGCGCTTGCCGCTGCGGCCGTTTTATCGACAGCAACTTGTCCCGCATCAGCTGATATCTGGTCAGCCAGGGACTGCAGGTGGTCGGGGTCTATTTCTTTAAGCAGGTCGGTTATCTTTTTCCAGCTTGGTCCGGAAAACTGAGAGCCGTCAGGCAGCATCACAGTAATATCACCACCGGTGCTGAACACCATTTGCCAGTTCTGCTTGTCGTAATTAAGCCCACGAAGCGCCTCAGTTGTCTGCGCAACCAGCGCAGCGGTCACCTGGTTCTGGGTGGCTCGTGGAACAGCATTCCACGCAGAGGATGCTTGTGACGGGCCGGGATACTTGCTGATCAGGGTGATTTGAGTGTCACTGTCGATCGTCTTTACTGGCAGTGTGTAAGTAATACCGCCGACCGTAACGACAACAAAATCACCTGCAGCTAACTCAGTGGTGAAAGTGGTGTCAGTTCCGGCAACCGAGGCTGAGTTATTGTTAAGGGTTAAGGTTCCTGCTGACATGGGTTTTCCTCAGTACATGTTCGGAATAATGAGAATGGGCATGGTGATATTTCTGTTCCGGCTCATATCCCATGAACCGGAGTTGTGGTTAGCAAAAACTTTGTTGTAGGCTGACCTGACATTACCACCGGACATCACGACCCCCTTCGTCCGTATATTTCCGTAACCACCATCCATACGGACCTGCACGCCGGTATAGACTATCTGGCAGAACCCGCCGCCAATATTCTGGAAAGCATCGGTGATCTGGATTTGTCGGTCATACACAAAGGGGCGTTTCAGCGTGGAGAACGTGACCTGACCTGCCGCGTTGGTCATCGTAATACCGTCTCCGCCGACTGGTGCTGTCTGGTTGAATATCACCAGGTCTATCGTCGCCGTTCCGGCCACGTCGTCCCGCCCTGTGTAGGAAATATCGCGAACGATGATACTGGTGCCATCAAACCCCACCGACACATTCGGGTTATCCCATTTGCCGAAAGGAATACCGCTGACCGGAAGCGTAGCGCTGCCGCTAACCGTAATGCGCCCGGAATAAGCGCAGGTCATCAGCGCCGCCTGATTGGATATAGCGGTGAAGTCAGTCGAGTTTGAGACCAGTAATCCTTCGTTATACGTCGCCGCAGGCAGCAGCTCCATAACGTAGCCTGACCAGTCAGGGACAATGCTTTTCCCACCGATTGTCTCAGCCCCGATAATCACCCCTGAATCACCGTTTCGGGTGACGCTGCTCATTATGGCCACATCAAATTCAGCAAAGGAATAGATGTAAATGGGATTGGTTGGCACCACGATAGCCTGTGAACCAGGAACAAGCGGTGTATTGACCGGGTACTGCATAAACTGGGATGACCAGCCTGAGAACGATGTACAAAAACTGGGGGCGCGAAGCCCCGCAGTAATTGCCATCACCGGACGGCCATCGTTGTAATCAATCAGAATACCTTCCGGCATTATGACCACCTCCCGACGACAACCCGTCCACCACCAGACAAATTGACGGTCACACCATTACCGTTGATAACGACTGTGTTATTCGTACCGTTAAATGCAAACTGGCCACTGTTTGCGTAAAACTGCCCATGAAATTCACAGTCTCCGTTTTTATCGACATTCCACCCAGCACCAGAAGGACCAGGAACGAAAGATGTGGACCGGATATAGTTGCCAATTTTGGCATTAGTAATACTCCCGTCCTGAATTAGCGCATCACGGATAAATACTTGCCCGTTATAGACAAAAAATGCAGCAGTGTAATTCCCCGGATCACTTCCGGAATAAATACCAAACTGGTCAGCAGCAAAAACCACTGTGGATTTATAGCTGTTCCCCGATGGCTCAATCGACATACCGAACCCGGTGCTGTATTTCACTCCATTCCTGACAATGCCGAGATTAGTGACATAAGAAGCTTTTGCCGTTCCATCAATATTTACTTCGGCGGTAAGTTTCTGGTTAACCGCAGCCGTCAGACTGCCTTCTGGTCCGATTGATGCCTGAACATAGGTGGACAGGTCAGCGAGTCCCTGCTCGGCTGTAGCAACGGTTGTTTTAACCACCAGGATGTCAGCACGAACTTCGCCATACTGAACCCACTGGTGTTCAACAGTGCCATGATTTGCCAGCGCATTTTCCATAATGCCTTCCAGGTTCGTATCGACACCGGCCTTAACGTTCTGGAACGCATCTGATTTCTGAATGCCATCATCAATGAGGTCCATGAGACTGCCAGTGTCCATAGAGCACAGCGCAGGTACTTCGACAAAACCGGATGCACCAAAGGCGTTAATTGTCCGGATATACCAGTAATAGGTATGTCCAACCTGTAGCTGATTGCTGGTCCAGGTGGTTCCCATCCCTTCACGGCTGGCATTCGCTTCCACGGTGGCTGTTGAGGCATCAGGCAGCTTCGTTTCTCCTGACGTCCAGAAATCAAACTGTGTGGAAACACTGGTAATTGCCGCCAGACGCGGGATCAGCGTGACCGCAAAGAAGCCCTGCTCAATATCAACATGGGAAGGTGCTGGCGGGGCTTCAATACTGAATTCAAGATACCCTTCCGGCGACTCTGCCCCCATCTGGTTTACGGCAATAACGTGGGCTGTGTAGGTATTTTTTGGTAACCCGGTAAGACGCGTGAACGTTCCCGGAACCTGGACGGACATAACCATTTGACCATTGCGACGAATGATCACTTTGTTGTAGACCACCTGCCCGATATTCTGCCAGGACAAAATACCCTGTACGACCTGACCAATTTCCTCTACGGTGTATTTCAGGTTCTGCGGCTGCGCCACGCCGCCTGATGGCAACTGAGTAAACGGCGGTCGCTCGATCGGTTTACCGATGGCATCGCCCCAGACATCTGCTATTTCCTGCTTCAGTGTCAGTTGTACGCCATTCTGAACGCCGAACTTCCAGTCAGTTACCCGCATCTCAACATTCACGATACCGATAGACGGGAAATTCACCTTCACATACATTCCCGGGCGGTAACGATACCCGCTCAGGTTTAACGTAACGTTCATGGTTCTGGCGATACGGGTGCGCTTTAACTTCACGTCTGCCAGACGCTGGGCCTGAAATTCAGAGGTCACAAATCGCAGCTTCATATCCTGCGATATTTCCACGCCGTCTTCCGTCACCCATTCACTGACAGATACAGAAGGGAAATCCGCTTCGGTATACCCCTGCTGCGGATCGACAAATGTCCCCTTGATAGTGTTAACACGTTCCGCCTGAGAGACTTCCGGCATGATTTCGATATCACCGGCCAGCTGGCTCTCAGTGATCACCTCTGTCGCAGGGCCATAATAAGCCCCGACCAGAAGGCCATGTTTGCCCGCGGTATACGTTACATCCCCGGCGCAGGCTGCCAGCATCCCTTCCAGAATACTGACCTTGTTTTCACTGAGATCGAACTCACCGTTGATGGTATATCGCTTCTCAATGGTATTACCGCCAGTAATCACATCCTCATCACAGATGTTCGCCGCTTCCTTAAACTGGTCCCAGAGAATATCGGTATCGGGTACTTTCAGGTAATTGCGGTAATAGTCCAGGATAACCAGCGCCGCATTGTTGCTGTAACCCGTCAACCCGGTGCGGGGGTCATAAATAGCCCGCCCCTGTTTTTCGACCTTGATGTTAGGGATGCCTGCCGGGAATTTTTCAGCATTGAATTTAAGGGATACACGCAGCCAGGTGAGTCCTTTACCGATCATGTCTTCTTTCCATGACGGGCAGTTTTCCAGCATGTAGGGGTCCGCCGTCTGGCGGTTGGTGTGCAGCTCGAAAAAGGCATGCTCAGGATAGCTACTGATAGGCTCATCACCCAGCCAGACAGTCTGTACACCGGATAACGGATGTCCTGCCAGGGCAATGGCCAGATGAAGCATTTCGCCATCATCCTGTTCGCCAGCCTGTTCTTCGGAAAAGAACAGAGTGCCTGCTGATGTGGAGCGACCATACACAACGGTTTTGGCACTGGCCGCAGCGCGCAGAACCTGTTTGCGTTCAGACGTATCACGGTAGGAATTCAGCGACGGGGTCTTGGTCAGCGCCTGAGTGGCAATCTGTGCGGCGACGGTGATAACCATCGCAATGGCATACATTTCATTTGCCGCCGCCACACCTGCGGCAATGGTGGCAACAATAGGAACAGCAGCAGGCATTAACGCACCCTCCAGACACTCAGCGGTTTAACCCGCAGACTGACAAGACCATTTTCGCCAGGAACCCATACCACGCCGGAATACACCACCCCGGCACATCGCGCCCCGGCATTTTCAACCACGGCAATATCCCCTCGCTGCGCCAGCTTCACCGGCACCTCATCGAGATAACGGGCCAGCACCTTTTCAAGCGAACCGCCACCGCGCAATATCGCCTTTTTCGCCCCATGCTCGCTGTCGTAGGTTCCGCGCCAGCCTGCCGCAAAATCCTCGCCGCACATGGCCTGAGCGCAGTCCGCCGCGAACAGGCAGCAGTCATGAATGCCCCATAAAAAAGGCCGCTTTTCAGCGGCCCTTATTACGGTAATTAATCTGTTATGCCAGTCCGGATGCTTCATGCTTCCTCACTTATAGGTAAATCCTGGTGCATCTTTTTTACTGCCCCAGTAAATCGAACGTTCAGACATCTGCGCCACATACCGGAATATGCGGTCACCGGGATAAGCGGCCTGCTGCGATTCATCGGTATAGCGATCGGGGAAAGGACGCTGCCAGTCTTCAAAAATATTACTGATGGTGTACTGCAGGGCGTTCGTCCCGCCAGCGGTCGCCCCCGTACTGGATACCCTCCCTTTGAACAGGAGATCGGCAACCTGGACAACACCGTTATCATCCATGGCCACCAGATAGATTTCGGCATTTCTGCCCACGCATCGCTCATTCAGCGTGGTGGCAAAGAGGGCCATATCCAGGCCTGAAAGGGTCATTTTGACCTGGGTCGGGCTTGTTGTGCTGGTTTCACTGGCATCATCAACAGAACCCATGCGCCCCATGCCGTAATAGACATAGCCGCCGAGAACCAGTGTCCCGGTACCGGAATGCACATAGACGGTACCGGATTCAAACTGAATATTAGCGGCAATCGCGACCGTCACCCTGTCGCGGGATAACCAGTCCACCATCGAATCCGAAAAGGGGGAATACAGCATTAAAATGCCTCCTCAAGCTCCAGCGCGTAACTGGTAAAAACACCCGGCACACGATTACCTGCACCCTGCTGGTTATCTTTCAGTTTGAAAATACCGTAGGGTTTCGCAACTTCAATGGCAGCATTAGCAGGTGGCGAGCTACGTAACATAGGCGCAAAGGCAATCATTGCGGTACCGTTCGCCGCGCTCGTCACGTCGGCTGTAACCATCTTCAGCTCGTCGTTAACAGTGAAGTAATCTCCCTGTCTGAGAACCACTGCTCCCGGTGTCCAGCCCTTACTCTGTAGTTGAACTCCCGTCTGATCTGCCCCATCAACAACGGGCGCACCAGCAGGCGCTCTGCCACTTCTGCCCCAGTCACGGACTTTTACCCTGCCATACTCGCCATCGAGCGAAGCCACCAGAGCATCAATGCGCCTGGATTTTTCGTCAGTCAGGTTATTAAAAGTCAGAGAACATACCCAGCGGGTACCGGGGAAGCGTGCTGTCTGCGATGAGCCATTGAATGGGGAGCGAAAGGTTTTGGTATTACTCTCAGGTCGCCATGTCAGCGACGCGGGACAGACATCTTCCGGCCATTCGAGTACAGCCATAGATTCTCCTGCATTATTCTGCGCACGGGGGCGCTACTGATCATTTGTCAGGATGTTACTGATTTACATACCTGGTTATGGTTGTTACTCAGCCCGTCAGTAGTGGGATACTGGCGCACTAAAAAAGGGAGGGATGGCTGATTACCTCTGACAAGGAATTAGAAAATGGATCAACCAATAAAGTTTATTGAAAAGCTGGAAATTAGTGCTAACACAAGTAACCTTGAGTCTCTTGGCGCTGAAATTGTTGCACTAAAGGTTGCTGTTGGCCTTATTTTTCAAAAGTTACAAGACCCAATGAGAGAAGCTTTTCTGAAAGAATTAAGGCAACTTAATAATCCAGCAATGAACGACCTAGCAAAACAACTCGAACAATTTCGCATTTAATTCATAATGCCAAATTGTGATGAGTGAAATGCTACTTTTAATTCAGCGGTCTGTTTCTGGGCCGCTTCAATAATCTTCGCGATAACATTTTGAGCATATTCTTTTGCCCGCTGATTGTACCCTTCCAGCGTAAATTCTGGCGTTAAGTCTTCGCTGTACTGAATGGTAGCGACGTTTTCTTTGCCAATTTTCACTGACACGTTACTGCCAATGCGCTGCGTAGATGACATCGTCAAATTTTCTCCGAAAGAAATTCTTACTCCTTTTTCTTTCGGAAACCCTACTTTAAATTCAAGTGACTCAACTCGTTGTTCTAAAGTCATAACTGTCCCCCGCCTTTCGGCTTAATGAATATTAATAATGCATTACACGCCAAGTAAGCGCCGCGCCTGGCCGCGATTTGAAAAATCATTCAAAATATCCTGTCTGGCCTGTTTCGCACCGTCATTCGCGCCCTGTCGCGCAGCTTCCTGCATAGCCTGCTTCAGTGCCGCATCCCCGTTACCAGATATGTTGAAGTGCTGATGAATAATCGTATCACCGCCACCTGACGTGGAACCCGGACTACCAACCATGCGAACACCCAGCGAACCATCAGCTGATCGTGTCAGGGGCATAATGGCTTCCGGCCCCGCCTCCCCCATAAGCCCAGCGCCTTTTGCAAAAGCAAAATATGTCGGTGTGCTAACAATACTGTTGCTGTAAGCGCTCAGGCTTTCAGAAGCATATGCGCCACCTTTCGCATTCAGCTTTATGCCAGATGCGGCCGAGTTATAAGCGCCTGAAGGAGTGCTGCCAGATGCAGCGCCAGCACCCGCTCCAAACATGCCGCCGATTGAACTGAAAAAACCGCTGTTACTGGCAGAGCGTAAAGAATCCACCAGCATCGCATTTAGGATAATTTTCTGCATAGACTGAAGCACCGAACTGGCCCAGTCTTCCCAGTCAACCTTATTACCGGCCAGTGCATCAGAAATGTTACCCACCAGCCCGGACATTGCGTTATTCACCAGGTCAGCAGACTGAGATGCGTAATCAGAAGCAGTGTCAGCCCAGTTTGCAAAACCTTCACGCATACCCGTTGTCCAGTCACTGCGCTGAGCGTCAGAGGCTGAGTAGTAAGCTTCCTGATCTCGTAACCGTTCATCGAGATAACGTTTATTCAGTGCCAGTTCCTGACGGTATAGGTCTTCAGAAATATCACCTGACTGGTACTGGCGCTGCAGATCAACGTTCTTTTGCTGAAACTCTTCCCGGATACGCAGCACTTCCTGCATCCGTTCACGCATTCGGCTTCCCTGACCATACCCGGTAAGTTCTGCCTGGTTAGATGCCCTGGCACTGGTATTCGAATCAGCAAGGTTAGCTTCATACGCCGCTAATTGTTCGCGGATTTTTTGCTGATCAATCAACGCTGCATTCTGCAATAAGGTTTGTTTTTGCGCTTCGGTGAGAGAAGTAAGCTCCCCCTGGCTAACCTGATATTTCAGTTTTGCCAGTTCGGTATTCTGACCAGCCAGAGCGATTTGCTCTTTCTGCTGCTTAATGAGTTTGTCGTAAGTATCCGCTGTTTTTTCGGCTTCTGTTTTTCCACCTTTTGCTTTCGACTTGTTAGCCTGATTATTCCGCCACTCTTCTAAGCCATTGTTAATTAACTCCTGACGGCTGGTCTGGTAACGAGGGTCATTAGAAGCGAAGCCAAGATCATCAGCAGAATAACTTAATCGTAAGCGTTCTCTCTCCTCACCTTTACGGCGAGATAATTCAAGTTCACGCCTACTTTTTTCAATCGCATCCACCTGTTTAGTATTTAGGTCAGCCTGAGGTGACCTTAACGGAGAGTTAACCAGTCCCTGGCGAGACATAAGCAGTGCATTTCCCAACCCTAGCAGACGGTTAAACTCTGTATGCTGGCCGTTCATAATTAATAATGACTGATAGGCTGAATTCTGTTCTGCTGCCTGCTGACGTATAAGCGCAATACGACGATGCTCTACCCCCTCAAGAACCTCCTGAATAGACTGCGATTTAGCCTGCATCTGTGCCAGGCGTTCTTGCTCAATAGCTAAAGCATTAGTGGCATCAGAAAGACCTCGAGTGGCATCATCTATGCTCTTAAGATGGTTAACCATGTAACCTGCAACTGTAGGGCCAGGGTTAGCCAACATGTGCTGGTAACCGGAAATTTCTTCCCGTAACTGCCTAACCTTTTTTGCCTGCTCATCAATAAGCCGGTTTTGCTCGTCTAATGCCTGCCTGGTCTTGGCTTCATTATCTGAAGCCTCAGGTAATGACATGGTTTTTGTTTTAGAGCGTATCTGATCAATAGTATTTGCATAGTCTTGTGCGGATCGGCGAGCTTGCTCCTGATTCTGGTACATGGTGTACCATGCACCAGCTCCCAGCATAACCAAACCAGGAATCCCGCCAACCAACCCAAGAGCGCCCCCCATCAACCGAGAGCCTAATGATGTCACATTATTTAGGGCTTCCTGCGCTGCGGTCCTTGCCGAAATATTTCTGGTTAATGATGCTTGAGCATCAGATAACCTTTTCTCCGCTGCTGCCTGAGCATCAGTTCCCCTGGTAGCAATTAAAGCTTGTTGTGCCCGATACACAGCTGCACGAGCGCGAGCCGTGGATATTTGAGTACCTCTAACTTGCGCTTCAGCAAGCGCAATCTCACTCTTTGCTGCATTTAATAACCCTGATGTTGCTGAAAACGCTCCTGATGCCATGTCTCCAAACCAACGCGCTGCGCCAACAGCAACAAGAACACCTGCGGCAGTTGCAACTTCATCAATATTATCTGCAATCCCATTTAATGCGCCTGTCAATGTCCGGCTAACACCACTTGCTTCATTTGCGCCGCCAACCCAAGCCATAAAAGCGTTTTCAATTTTTGTTGTTGCCGCAGATACAGTCTGCGGCATTTCGTTGTATTCTTCACGAAGTGATCCGAGCTGGCTGATTAATGCCGGAACAACCTTGTCAGCAGTAAGTTGACCTGCATCAGCCATTGCTTTTAAGTCTTTCCTAGCGACCCCCATCCCAGAGGCAAGAGCCCTGATAACACGATCACCATTCTCATTAACTGAGTTAAATTCCTCACCACGTAAAACCCCCTGAGCTAGTGCCTGGCTGAATTGGGTAATAACAGAACTCGCCTCTGCTGTGCTTGCGCCAGAAAGCTTCAATCCGGTAGAAATAGCCTCAGTAACATTTAATACTTCTTCGGAGCTATAGCCGAATTCACGCATTGATGCAGCTGAGCGAGCAAACAGGTTTGCGTTATCTGAAAATGCGGTTCCTGTTCGCTGGCTAATATCCATCAGAGAGCGTTGTGACTGGTTGAAGTCATCAGTTGATTGCGAGGCCTGTTTCAATCGTGCATTAACCGAACTCCATTCATCCGCAAGGGATATCAGGTGCCCAGTGGCGTATGCACCAGCGAAAGCACCAGCAAGCCCCATCGCAGAGGATTTTGCAGAATTAAGTTGGTTCGTTACTTCTGCCAGAGCTCTCTGCGTCTCTCTTGATGCAGCGGCCGCCTGACGACCACCATTCTGCATGGTTTTGTAATAATCCTGCCCCATACGTGAAGCGCGAGAAATTTCTGTCTGGAAAGATTGTGAATTTGCGGATACTTTAATAATCAGTTCTCGCAAGGTGGCCATTATTCATTCTCCAGAAACAAAAAAACCGCCGAAGCGGTTTGTATTATTATTTTTCCCAGACTTTTCGTCGGGCTTCCTCAAGATATTCTTCATCGGTTTTTGTGGGATGATCACTTGATAACAAATCACTACCACAATGCTTGCATTTGATGGCTTCTTTTTTTATTAATTCAGCACAGAATGGGCATTTTTTCATACCATCAAATTCCAGCTTCTCTTTTTCTTCAAACTGTACATCTTTTTTAATAACTAAAGAGTGAACTAAGGCAACAATGAATAACAGAGCCCCATAAATCCACCACCCCAAAAAAGAGCGACCCTTGCTACTTGCAATCAATGCAGGTATTAGACCAATAACAATTGAAATAAGTAAGATTTCCATGACTTTCCCCTAAACATCATCAATGAGGTAAATCCTATTATCTTACTGAATAAATGTCACTGAGTTGCTGCTGTTAATGCAGCCTCAAGCCCTGCAAACGGATCCTTCGGTGCTGATTGTTCATCACCACCCCAGCGCAGGATCGCATCGTCCAGCGGTACTTTCGCCCCCTGTGAGCCGTAGATAGCAGAGACGATCTGAGCTGCCTGAATATCACCACGAATATCGCCGATGGGGCTTTGTCTGTCGAATTCAATCCACATCAGCAGCTCGCTTGCCGTCATGGTCTGCCGAAGCTCTGAGAGCGTGCGCCCCATGCGGAGCGCAAGCGCCATCAGAAACTTTACGCCGGGGGTTGCGACTTTTCCCGCGCTTCGTCCGCGCTGTTGATGAGGTCAAGCGCCTGTTTGAGAAGGCGTGAGTGAACGGGCCCGTAAATTTCACGAACCTGGTCTTCTTCATCGACGCTGAATACCGGTTGCTTGTTGGTATCGCAAAGGACATCAATGAACAACACCACGTCAGCACAAAGATTACGGTGTGCTTTTTCTGATACAGACACCTCGCCTTCTTCATCAGCGCCAGATTTTGCAATTTCCTGCCAGCGTAGCCACCCTTCGCCAGAAGGTTCCCGCAGAACAACCTTTACACCGCCCCATTCAGGGACCGTAATGATTTTATGACGAAAGCCTGACATCTTAGCCAGCGCCAGTTCTTTAAGACTCTTAGCCATTTTTTATCCCTGATTTAAGAAGATGAATTACGCTACCGTTACGACGCAGGTTGCTGAAGTAACTTTTCCCGCAGGCGTGGAAGCGTCGGTAACTTCACAAACGTAATCACCGGCATCACCCGCAGCAGCGTTTGCCTTATTGAACGTTGCTGTCGCCTGTCCACTAACCGCGCTGCCGCCTTTCTTCCAGACGTAGGAATAAGGTGCTGTTCCTCCAGCCGCTACAATCGTCAGTGACAAGGCCGCACCAGAGGTAACGGATTTGGTGTCAGGCAGATCGGTGGTAAGGCGCAGCGCGTTATCAATTTTCGTCGGCTTACCTTTCAGGCGTAGCGAGAACGTTGCGGCCACCACGCTGTTTGTCCCTGAAGACCAGGTGTGCTGACGAACTTCAGACAGGAACTGGAAGCCAATACCAGAGGGGAAGACAATCCGAAAACCATACGTGGTGTCGTTATCGTAAGCTTCACGCAGCGCATCCTGTGCCGGGTTAACATAAAAGTTACCGGACATAGAGATTTCTGACTGAGCGCCCAGGCCGTTGATGTTTTCCTGCTCGGTGGAGCACAGAGTGGTGACATCAATGTCCTGCTTCTGACCACCAGTAAACTGGACCTCTTTGATAGTACAGTGCAAATCCAGCCATGTTGCAGCACCAATCGTATCCAGTGTCGCTGGCGCAGAGGTGATCTGAATTTTTGTACCCTGCGATTTTTCATACAGTGAGGACATATTTGTCTCCTGAAAATAGAAAACCCGCCGTAGCGGGTTTGTGAGTTAATGGATTTGTCAGACAGTGACCTGAAATTCCAGCGTCGCCCGGTAATACCGGTTCTCTGGCTCATAACCAGGGGTTTTGCTTATATTGGTGGGATTGAGTGGCTTAACCACTTGAAGCGCTATATCACGAAGATTTCGCGCCTCTTTAAGAGTCAGTGAGTAAACGTCCACCTGGATTGATATCCCGGATTCGGCCTGACCGCAGAGAACGTCGGCGGTCACATCAGAAATAAGCGAAAAAATCACCCAGGGCGGCGATATCGAGGGCTGACCATCACTGCCGAGCGGCGCAACGTAGGGATAAACCTGCCCTCCGGCCAGCGGTTTCAGCAAAAGATAAAGGTCATCTTCCGTCATTTGCTCAGCACCTCATCAATAGCCTGATTCATGCGTTTCATGGCAACCTGCGCTGCAAGTTCTTCGCGGGTATCAAATGCAGGACGGACAAAAGGATGTGGGGGCATATTCACTGTGCCCATTTCGACAAATCGCCAGTAAAACGCGTTACGTCGATCGGAGGCTTTCATTGAATTATCGCTGTTACCCGTTCGCATGTTTCGACCACGAATATGAACACCGGAAGAGATATCACCGCGTTTTCTGGATCGCTGCGTCAGCACCACAACGTTTTTCTTCAGTTTACCGGTTCGCTCAGGCGCCCTTGCTATCACCTCGTCTTTCAGAACCTCAGCCCCAGCTCGAGTGGCATCACGCAGGACTTTGTTGTTTTCGGCGCGGCTCAGTAATTCCAGATCGCGGGAAATCGCTTCAAGGCCAGAAAAATCCAGACTGATATCAATCATTTTTCCGCTCCATTTTTACAGAGTATTTCCAGCCTGGTGGCTTTACTGTCGGGTATGGGAGGACCAATGATATTCAGTACCGCGCCTTTGAATGGCCCTGTCAGCACCTTTAATCTTGATGCAGCAGTCACATCACGCCGGAAACGGACCCACACCCGGATCGTTGCCTGCGCCGTTTCAGCGCCTGATTGCAACTGCTCCCTGCCACTGATCCCCAGCACTTCCGCCCAGATAGTTTTCCCCTCTTGCCACTCCTCAACCGGCTGGCCTGTCGTATCGCGAAAAGAAGCAAAGTTCAGGATAGTAACGCGATGGCGTAATCGACCTGCCTGCATAATCCCTCCTTATGTTCCCGGGTGCTTCCGGTGCGGCCCCAGGAGAGCCTGAACACCAAACGGCAATGTGCTTGTAATATTGCCAATATTTACCGGCTCTCTGTTCTCATACCAGTGGCTGACAAGAAGCATTAACGCCAGCTTGATATCGTCGCTGATGATGATGCCATCAGGGTCACTATCCGGGATGCTAGTATCGTATAGAGCCCTGTTTACAATTTTCTCAGCATGGGACTTTGCTGCACTGAGATATATCGCCAGTGTCTGATCTTCAGAAACATCATCGCTGTCTATCCGGCATTGCTGCCGTAATTCGGCAATAGACGGTTTCATTTGGCCTTCCCACGTTTTGTTTTCTCTGGCTCTGGCTCTGGCTCTGCAGGAACATGATCATCGCCATCACCAAATTTGATAATACCGAGTTCGGTAGCAATTTCCTCAGCGCGGACAGGTAGCTCACCGTCCGAATACACCCCAGCGGGAATGGATTCGACAATACAACCATCTGGGGACCACTTAAGTTCACGCAGTAATTCAGGCATATATCACCTCGAAAATCGGGGCCGAAGCCCCAGAGAATTAAGCGCCAGTGCCGATCTGCAGCAGTTTAATGGCCTGAGAATCCACCAGCATTCCCCCGGTGCGTTTGGTGGTATAGAAACCAACGAATGGTTTTTTGGTGTAGGGGTCACGAAGAATACGGGTGCCAATGCGGTCAACAATGGTGTAACCACGCTTGAAATTGCCAAATGCAATTGCTTTAGCGTCAGCAGCGATATCCGGCATCTGTTCGTTCTCTGCCACACCATAACCAACCAGAGATGAAGGCTGACCCAGTTCCAGACCTGGACGCCACAGGTAGTTGCCTTCTGAATCTTTCAGGATTCGGATAGCAAACAGGCTGTTGTTGTTCATCATGAACTTCGCGCCATTGCGATGCACTTTGCGCAGCGTGTAGACCAGTTTGATGATCGCATCAGCCGTTACACCCGTCGCAGCGCCAGAGAGAATGTGCTGGAGAGTACCAAATGCACGAGTCTTGTCCGGATCAAGCGTGGAGGCGTATGCCAGAAAACCTTTCGGCTTCTTCGTCCCGTTCCCGCTGGTAAAGGCGATTTCTTCCTGCTCTGCAAATTCAATTGCCAGTTCGCTGTTGATCCAGTCTTCGACGTTGAAGAAAGCATCGTCCAGCATGGTTTGAGTGGCCTGCGGGTTACCGTAAATTTCCCCCATGAACGGCTCAATCTGGCCGAGCTTAGACGCATCGGTTTCCGGGCGGGCATCCGTTTCACCAACCCATCCCGAAGCCGTACCGCCGAGATTAACCAGTTTTTTATAGTTAGCGCCGCCGACTGTAATGGTTGTCGCTTCCTGGCGCATCACCACTTCATCTTTCAGAAGATTAAGGATCGTGCGATCCAGCTCTTCCGGCACAGCATAACCACCATCTTCATCCACACCAACCTGCAGAGCTTTGCGTTCAAGTTCGCGGAGCCCGTCATCTTTACCTTTACGCATAAAACCAATGAAGGCGGTTTTATGTTCGCTTGCGGCTTTGCTCTGAGAACCACCGGCTGGACGTTTAACCTGCTTCAGTTCCTCTTCCAGCGCAGATTTAAGTTCATCCAGTTCAGACAACTTGCCGTTTAAGGTTTCAACCTCTCCCGCCAGCTTGCCCTTTTCCTGTTCAACTGCTTCCAGGCGCTTATCGTTCTTTTCTTTGAACGCATCAAACTTCGCCTGCAGTTCCTGCGCGACCTGCTCTACGTCTTTAACGTCAACTGACATAATTAACTCCTGATTAAAATTTGATGTTTTTCAGTGCATCCAGTGCGGTACTCACTTCATCAACATCACGCTGTGAAAGTGAGCTATAACCCCCGGCCATGAATGCTTTAGCCTGGGTGCGTGAGAGCCCAACATCGCGCAGGACTCGTTCAATACTTTTTTGAGAAGGGATTTCTCCGCGGGAAAATGCGCTTTTGACATCACTTACACGCGCTTCATCGTTCGACGGAAACGTGACGAGACTGACTTCCCACAGGTCGATCTCTTTGAGAAGGAACACGCCCTTAACACGGTCATATTCCCAGTCTTTCTGCATGTAACCAATAGAAAGGCCGGTTAAAGAACCGGCCTTCATGTGGGCGTGTGCGCGTTTCGAAAGAGGATCGTCATCAATGAGTAACCGGCCTTTAACATAAAGGCCAACCTCATCCTCTTTCATCTCAGTGTAAATACCGATGGGTTCATCCATACGGTGCTGCCAGAGTAATGCAGGGAGAGCATTCTTTTCTTTCCATGCCTGAAGGGAGGCCGAAAAAGCGCCTGGCACGACAACATCATCGTAGCTGTCCTTTACGCCAAAAACAGAGCCATAGCCTTCAAACTCCCCGCTGTCGCTGACAGACTTTAGCTGTAGCGGAATATCCAGCCGCTGTTTAGTCATCGGCATTATGTTGTTCCTCGGTTGTTTTGTTCTTGCTGCTGTCTGACGGCTTCGTCGTCATGTTCATTGGCGTAAGGTAAATATCTCCGCCTGCGCGTGGGTTAAGTTCTTCAAGTTCCCGGCAGTCATTTGGTGAGTAAATACCCCAGTTAATGCCTGTTGAATACGCCTCAAATCGCGACTTCATATCCCCGCGCAGCAATGCGCCGGCATTGAATTTTGCGTAGTACACACCCTGCTTTGATTCCTTCACCAGCCCGATGTTGATTCGCTGCTCTATGCGGGTCATATACGGAACCAGCGAATAATTGATAAACCCCATGCCGAGATTTTCAATATTGTTAAACGTCGAGCGATCAGTGTTCTGCACCATGTGCATCGGGACCCGGAACAGGCGGCATATCTCCTCAAGCTGGAATTTTCTGGTCTCAAGAAACTGGCTGTCCTCAGCATTGAGTCCCATTGATTTCCAGTCCAGTCCCATTTCGAGAATCATCGGTCTGTGCGCGTTGCTCAGCCCGAGGTGGCGATCCTCAAAATCTTTTTTCAGCCTCGCATAAGCCTCATCGGTCAGCGTTTGCTCAGTACGGAGTAAACCAGAGGTAACCGCGCCATTTGAAAACAACCGCGCACCATGCTCCTCTGTTGCCATTCCCAGAGATATTGCCTCTCTTGCGTAAGCAACAGGATTCAGTCCCACCAGCCCGTCAAAGGTAAGCGTCCTGACATGCCAGATATCATCCTGCCCAAGCACATCTGTTGAGCCATCGGGGAATGTTACCTGGTAAACCGGTTGCCACTGGCTGTTAAGCTTCGGTTCCACGCATCCAGGATCAATGGGAAGAAGTTCCACCACCTCGCCAAGCGCCTTTACTTTGTAGGCGTAAAAATTACCACGAAGACAAAGACAGACAATGACCAGTTCCCAGAATTCCTGGGGGGTCATGTAATCATTTGGCTTCATCGTCAGTAATTTATGCAGCCTTTCGGAAGTCGCTTTTTGTTTACTGTTTCCGGTTACCTTGTAAAGGTTACAGGGCAGCATGCCCATCGACTCAGCAAGAACACGGATGCAACCGAAAACCGCTGTAAGCCGCATGGCTTTCTGGCTGCTTACCCTTTTCCCTGTATAGGTGTCGTAAGTCATTCCCACTGCTTCAGCGAGTTCTGCCGCAGTAGTGACAGGGGCATCACTTTTTTTGAACATTCCGGGGAAAAACATCAGTCAGTCCCTCCTCGCAATGTTTTCCCGGCCAGCGAAAGCGTGCGGGAAACCAGCCATGACCAGATAAGGCAAAGCATACCGGCACTGATTAAACCTCCTGGCGGATAAATCATCCATACACCAAACGAAAGCAAAATAGCGCCCATCACCCCGATCAGCGGGGCGAGAATCATCAGGATCATAACTGCCTCTTTATAATGAACGGACGCCGTAACTTTCCAGATGGTCAGAGAGGCTGTCCTGTTGTTCGCCGCCGTTTACAAGCATGCGGCTCATTGCGGTAAACAAGGCGGCAGGCCCGTCTATTTTCGCTTCTGGCGTGGATTTGTTCGGAAAAATATTGTCGTTTTTGTCAGGCTTGACGGTGACGTTAGACATCATCCAGTTCATAACCGGATGATTGCTGTGATGAAAACGCCCGCCATAAACCAGAGACTCCACCTCTTTCATTGACTCAGAAAAGTTTCTGACCGTCTGCGGAACCTCCACCAGCGGAACGCCCTCTTCTGCCAGAGCCAGGCTAAACTGCGTTGCGCTCCACGGGTCGAACCCCGTTTCCTTCAGGTTTTCGCCGCTAATCCATTCCAGAAAATCAGCTTTAATCTGCGCATGATCAATAACATCACCATCGGTCAGTTCCAGCTTCCCAAGCTCAGCCCATTTGCGATACATCTGCGCCATTTGAGCGGAACATTTTTCCAGCCGCCCTTCGGGTAACCAGAATTTAAAGTCTGCATGCGCGTGACCGTTGTCTGCCCGCCAGAGTTTTACTGCTGCGCAAATATCAATCTTATGGGCCAGATCCACGCCAGCCCACATCGGGTAGGTTTTCAGCTCATGACGGGGGGCTATAAACTCACATTTTTCCCACTTAATCATGTCCATCCAGGCTGACTCAGCGGTCACCCAGATATTCATGTGTTTGGTGAAAAAGTTAACCCTGGCGGAAACCTGTTCTTTGGCCTTCTTAGCCAGGCGGCGAAGGTCATCCCAGCGCTTACAGATACCCAGCCCGGGGTTAGCCTTTTGCCAGACCGTTTCATCAAACGGATCATCATCTTTATCCAGGGTGAAGATGATGGCGAAAAAGGTATCATCCTTAACCGCGCCTTCCACTTCGCTGTTATAGCCACGCAGCACCTTAATGGCATAATCGCGCAGCTCGTAACAAATCCCTTCTTTATTAAACCCAGCTGTCGTCATGCCAAACAGAAGAGACTGCAATCGTGCGCCGGTTGCAGTCTCCAGAACGTCCCAGACATCACGGGTTTTATGCGCATGAAGTTCGTCGACGATGCCACAATGGATGTTGAGGCCATCAAGATTGTTGGCATCAGAAGATAGCGGTTCAAACTTGGATGCTGTCTGCTCCTGGTAGATCGCCAGTTTATTGAATTCAAACAGTCGCCCAAGTGTGGGTTTCGCTTTTTTAACCATGTTTTTCGCATCTTCAAAAACGATGCGAGCCTGATCCCGCGTTGTCGCTGCGGAATAAACCTCTGCCCCGCCCTCACCATCGGCGCCAGCCATATAGAGACCAACGCCAGAGGATAATGTCGACTTGGCGTTTTTACGGGCTACCTCGTTATATGCCGTGCGAAACCTGCGGACCATCACAGGACGGCCACTGCCATCATTACGCAGCACGACTTCGCCTGTTTCTTCATTTACCAGTGGGATAACAAAACCGAAGATGTTGATCAGAATGAAAACATGCCAGTCCATCAGCTCAATCGGCTGGCCTGCCAGTGCTCCTTTAACATGAGGCACGAATTTATAAAAATTGAGGATATGTTGTGCGCGGGGCTCGCTGAAATAGATGCCACGTTCTTCACCGTGCTTCAGATCATCAAGAAATCGCTGACAGGAAAGACGGACAAATTCACAGGCAATAACCTCCCCGGCAACGACGCGTTCGGCGTAACGTATGCCATCAGTAACTTTTGCCATCAGTCCCTCGAATTAAGAAATTGACTTAACAGATCATCATCGTCTGGTTTGTCTTTACTGACCTTAGACCTGCTGGAAGGAGTCATACCAAACTCCGCTAACATCGCGCGGAGTCGCTTCCAGGCATCAGCTTTCATCATGGCTGCAGGATGCGGCTTGATCATGCGTATTTCTCGTTCTTTCCCTTCATCAGCATCATCATCGCTGTATACCGCATAGGTATAACCTTCCCGATCCAGCGTTTCACAATGATGGCGGTATTCCGTATATGCCTCTACCAGCAACTCCAGAGCCCTGGCATCCAGCTGAGATATGACGCCAATGGCATCAAGTTCTTCAGCCATCCGCTTAAACCAGTACTTCCCCTGCTTGTCGAAATGCTTGGGAACTGGGGGGACCCCTTTAGCTGGCTGTGGCTCATTTTTGTTGATTGGTCGTTTGGATGGGTTACCCCTCACCAAACGCAGATGGGTAGGGGTTTTCGGCGGTCCTGACATAATCGAAAACTCCTATTAATCATCGGCTGGGAGACCCCAAAAAAAGTTTTCTAACCTGCGGCGATATGAAGAAAGGCTAGGCGGCGGTCCTTTGGGCGCCCGGCTACAGGGATTTGACCTCCCCCTCCCCTTCATACCTGTTTATGATAATTACTATCATTTAAAGCGCTCGCGACCTGTTTTCGAGCGGTGGCAGGGCCAGCACAGGCTTTCAAGGTTCGAATCATCATCGGTACCCCCATGTGCCTTAGCCTTGATATGGTCAACGGTTGTGGCCGCGGCAGCACGTCCAGTACGCAGGCAGTTCTGACACAGATGATTATCACGCTTCAGGATGCGGGTGCGCTTGATATCCCACTTGCCGCCGTAGCCACGTTCATGGCGACTCTTACCCTGCTGATGCTGCTGCCAGCCCTCATTGCGATGCTGCTGACAGTAGCCAGAGCGATCCGTTGTCGTACCGGGACAACCTCTCTTGCGACATGCGCGAGGGATTAACGCTGGCATGGTTCAATCCTCACAGAACCGTAAAGCGTATGCCGCTTCACTTCACCGTTCTCTGTCGTCATATAACCACGCTCATCAGGAACGGCTGCGATTGCTTCTCCCTTCTCATCATCAGCAGTGAAGACATGCTTAACCTCTACACCGTCGAGATAAACGGTGTATCGTTCCTGAGCGAGATTAATTTTTCTGCCGGGATCGTCATCTAATACAGTGAGACGCATATGACCTCCTGCTATTTAAATCCCAAGAAGGCGACGGAGTTTACCGTTACTTTTGAAATCTCTTTCTACCGCCACTAAAGCCTGCTGTACACCTTCGTTAGCAGCGTTCTTCATAGCATCTCGCAAGCGCTCAACCTCTTCATTGGCTGCCAGAGCATTCCGCAGAACCTCTTCAATGTTTGCATGAATACTTATTTCATTGGTGCTGATGGTTACCTTGTTCTGCACCGGTTCATCGCGCTGGATACCAAGGTTGATGTTGTAGATATTGGTCACCGGCTGAGGTGTTTCGATTGCCGCTGCGTGGATCGCACCATTGGCGATAGTGGCGTCGTTGATGAATGGCACTCCATTGCGAATAAGTTCGAAGGAGACGGTGTCACGAATGCGCTGATCCAGCTCGTCGATTGCCTTCTGTGCAGCGGAGGTATAAATATCAACGCCAAGCGTCACCGAAGCGCAATATTGCTGCTCACCAAAGCGCGTATTGACCAGGTGTTCTACGGCAAATTTCTGCCCTTCTGATGTCAGAAAGGTAAAGTGATTTTCTTTCTGGTATTCAGTTGCTGTATGCCTGGTTTCAGCAAAACCCAGCTCGCGTAATTCAGCGGCACCAGATTTAGACGGCAGGTCACCTGACAGCAACGCGCCACGGAAAAAGAGCGCATAAAGCACTTCATTAGCAGCGCCAGATAGCGTAATAATTTTGTTACTCATGGTATTTTTCCTTTTACATGTGGATGTGTGATACGCATAAAAAAGCCTCGCAATTGCGAGGCCTGGGGTTATTTGTATCGCGACCCACTACCTGTGAATGACAAACAGCGATTTACATTTAGGGCAAAGTAACGCCTGTTGCTGGCGTACTTTCGTGGTCGAGTGTGTGGATTTATGTCCACATATCGGACACGTGACAGTCATATTGGCTACAAGCCCAACACGCTGCATTGCGTAATCGAAGAATGACATGATGGCTGACCTTTTAATGAATGTGGTTTATCATACCGCATTCCGTTCAATTATTAACCAATTACTGTCGTCCAACTAGCAAATGTGGATGCATAATGTACTCATGCTCAATAGCCAGTACATGCTTATTTTCTTTCATCTGGCGACTGCTGATTGCGAAGCTCATTGTTGGTTATTTGACTCTCTCACCGAGTCATGAATCCGCTCACACGTCATTCCAGCGCGGTAGCTTTCGTCAGCTCGTCCAGCATAATATCGAGCTTCTTCTGCAAGGCGTCCGAGCATGTCGGCGAGCAATCCTGCGTCGGCTCCGGCTGTTTTGCTTCTGACGGCAGCGGCAAGATCTGCGGTGTGCTTTGCGGCGTCCAGGCGGGTGGCAAGCTTTGTTGCTTCGGTGCGCAACTGGCTAACAGTGGCAGACAGACCAGCAGCAGTGGCAGCAGCTTTTGCCGCTTGTTGTTGTGCATCTTTCACAGCCTCATCACGGGCAATAATTCGCCCTTGTTCAATCATGCGGGCGGCGGACTGCGCGTTCGCGGTTTGCGATGATTCCACGCTGTCACGCTCTGCCCACTTCTTTTCCCAACCGCGGCTGCTCCATACGCTACCGGCGATGAATGCAACGGCCACCAGCAACGAAATAGCAATGAACTGAAAGCGCAGGTTCACTGGTCTATCCCCCAGCACGTCAGCGCGCTTTCCTGGTCTCGTCGTTCTACCTGGCCATAGCAGCCATTTTTCTGGCCTTTGGTCAGACGACAGTCGCGGCCACCGTCTTTAACCCACCAGCGAATCGCCTCACATGCGCCTTTACGGTCGCCAGCATTTATTCGCTTATAGAACGTAGACGGGAAACATTTCCCGGGGCCAATGTTGTAAGGGCAGAAAGAAGCGATACCAGCTTTCTGCGGCTCGGTCAGCGGAACTTTTATATTTCGCTCAACCCACGCCAGTGCCTTATCACGCTCAATGGCGTTTACCTGAGCGCATTTTTCAGCAGACAGCTTCATGCCCTGAACTACTGGCTTGCCATCAACCATCGTGGCGCCACGGCAAATAGTCCAGAGTCCACCGCCGTCGCGATACGCCGTCAGACTATTACCCTCTTTCTCATCCAAAAACTGATCGAGAATCACGGGCGCGGAAGCCCCGGCAAGAATCAAACCAACGACCGCTGCGCTCAGCTTATTCCTCAGCTTTGGTGGCATACCCATTGCGCCGATCCTCCCGTTCTTTCCAGCGGAAATACCAGTTCACTGCACAAGTGATAACAGTGCATGCGATACCGACAATAATTGCCCAGTCGCTCAGGCTTAACCCTGCAATTCTGTCGGCCAACATCCAGGATACCTCTTTTGCTGTTTTAGCTGTTTCGGCGTATGCCTTCGCTGATACACCGCAGCCGGCAAGCGTGGTTCCTGATCCATATGAAAGTCTGCTGTAAATGGTGCTCATTCTGGTCATAGCCTCACCTCCGATTCTTCGGATGGCGCTGTGTGTGATGAAAGGGTCAGGCTTCACGGGCTGGATTTATCAACAAAGCACGCAGTGAGTGATACCCGTGAGCCTGAAATGAAAAAGCCCCGCATAATTGCGAGGCCTTATTTTCTTGTGGACGATTATGGATCGACGATATGACAGGGGTACTGTGCCGTAGCACGTTCGCGAATACCCCTGTCGTATCGCCGGAAAGCAAAAACCCCGCGCTGGCGGGGTTCTCGTTATATTCAAATTGTTCGCTTTTCGTCGCTGCCATCGTGGCGCAGCTCTGCCAAGCATGAATTGATTATTCACTTTTCTGACGCGTTTTCAAGTTCACCAGCAAAAATAAGCATTTTTTGCTAATTAGATGTCAGGTATTCAAAGATCCATCAGCCTCCTGGCCAGTTCCTCTTTTGGCATGACCAACCATCCTCTGGCCCGCAGGAGTGTTAATGCTTCTTCTACAGTAATCAGCGTTCCAGCTCTGTGCTGATTGATAAACGCAACTTTATCATCTCGTATGGCCAGCAGGATATCGATGTTAAGTGGACCATATCCAACAGCAGGCAGATCTGATTTTTTATGCGTGCTGAAATAATGATCTTCCAGTTTCTCGAAAACTTCCCATGCCTGATCGGTTTCGAGCATCTTTGCGTGGCGGGCGGCGCCGCGCTCTGTCCAGAGGATAAGGGAACGGGTGTGTTTTGCAACTGAGTGACTTAAAGTCACCCTGTCGCTATCAACAGAGTATCTTTGAGATACTCTGTCCTTAAATGCTTTTAAGTCAGATCCTTTCAGATGGAAGAAATGTTTCCCTTCAATAAAACGATCATCATTTCGTTTGTGATTCTGACGAATGCGAATAGCTTCCGTGCCATAAACCTGAGCCAATAACTCAGTTGTAATAACTGCAATCTGGTTATGAGTAATAGGGGAAAGGTTTTCTGCATTTATTCGAGTAGTCATAGTGACTTCCTCCGGTAGATGATTAAACTCACCACGACTGACGCCAATCAGGGGTGGTGAACTGTGCAGGGTTGGCGTAACCGGTCTACCTTCCGGCGAGCCTCTCGGCTCCCCCACACAGCCCACCATAATGCGAAGATGTGACTATGCAAGCGACAATAAAAAACACGCTCGCGGCGTGTCGTTGTCGCGGTAGTATTCCAGGACGCCAATCCCGACGCCAGATTTTGCTGGCGCAGCGAGAATATAGCCCCGGATCCTGATTTCTGTCAATCAACTATCCCCAGCTTGCATCTGATTACGCACAGCTAGGAATGTTTTTGCTCTGAATATTTCCAGGCACCAACGCACGCGTTCTCGCGCAGCTCTGTCAGTTAACCACGGGGCAATCATTTTCAGTTCCCGGGCGATATCTGCGATTTTTTTTCGGGTGGTGTAATACTGAAGACCAACAACATAAACCGGATCGTTTATATCCAGCGCCTGCAGCACGCAGTGCTCAACAAAATCGACATCATCATTATGCAGGGCTTCGTCAATTACACTGGCAGGTGACTGCGGCCAGAGAATGCTGTGTGCCCTGTTCATTGCCTGCTGTCCACGGAATCCCTCTTCTCTCGCCTGATTCAACGCAGCAGTGAAACGCTCAAGCGCCTTATCTGACCAGTTCCGTCCCTTAAGCACATTCCAGCACGCATGGCCCCGCGGCATACGAGGTGCTGTTTTTCCTCCCACACCCTCGCCCCATGTAGTGAGCAGGGATTTAATCCATCCGGACTGAATCCCCGTCAGAAGAATGCATTTACCAAGCCAGCTTTTACGCGGCGCAGCTGCTGCTTTTTCAAATGCTGACTGCTGTAGTCTGCGTTGGCGTGGCGTCATGCTTTTAGCTCCTCAATAATAATTCTCCCTGTTTCACCCCATAATTTTGATACCCGTGCATCCCATATATGAGCATCATTTTCGTAAATAGCGTCCATCAGGCCTTTCATCATGTTGTCGAAATCAGGTTTAACCTGGTGCGGTTTACCATTGAACTCAGCCCGTTTCTTTTTGCTCCAGCTCGCTGGCATCGGAAGGATGAAGGTGACATGCGAACCACTTTCCGGCAGCTCAATACCCTGCAGACGAACTTCATCACAGAAAGCCCGGTAACGCAGAACCTCGGGGCGCTTTTTCCATTTGTCAGCGCGGGTCATCCTGGGCTTACCGACTGGCATGATTTTATATTCAGGCATGAGCCGATTCCCCCAACTCGTAGAGAACCTGCACGAGCAACTCTGTTTCAGTGCCGAATTTGTTTTCCCAGGACTGGCGCCCGGCATGAATGGCCACACCATGACCACCGGTACGATGATGGGTATGACAGAGAGGAATTACGTGAAAATTATCTGCGCGAACAGACATCCCGGTACCGGAGCTGCAATGATGGATTTCAGCGGGGGTATCTCCCAGCCCTTCGTTGCGGCAGACAATACAATGCAAATCGGCAACGCGGGATAAATGGAGTTTTTCAGCTTTATTTTTTGATCTGCTCATGCTGCACCGCCAGCACGAACAAAGACACCGCTCACGAAGGAACGGTATGATTGGGATATTTCAGTTTTATGCGCCATCGTGATTTCCCGTTTGGCGCAGTGTTACTCAGAGGGTTGTTCAGACCCGTATTCGAGTATAACCCAACTTATCAGACATCTGAAACAGGAAGGCCAGCTTTCTTTCTTGCTTCTTCCAGTGCCCGCAAAGACGTAACAAATTCATCTTTGCGCAGCATGAATCCCCTTTCTGCCCTGCCCTTTACGACATAAATCAGAACCGGGCCAGTATGCTCCGGCAGTCCGGGAATTAAATCATCCGGAATTTGCATGAGATGCCCCTTGCGGTGATATCCACACCGTTAAGCCAACGGAAATTGCCTCTTAACAGTAGCGCGGCGCGCAACGAGAAATTTAGCAATCAGGCGTAACAAATGGCGGTCAATGCCGCCTGAGAGGATTGATCAACTGAAAAACCAGTCGTCGGCGCTTTCCCATGTTTCCTGGAGGATTTCTTCCACCTTCGTTTTATCGCCCTTGTCGCCACCGAAAACTGTCAGGCTATCGCCGCCAGCCCTGCGGATAACCAGAGAACAATTTTCATATTGATTCTGAAGTCGTTTAAGCAACTCTTTCTCAAGTGCGGGTATGGCGCCACGCGGCAGGTCTTTTGATTTGTTGATGGTAAGTTCTATCTTCATAATTCCCTCTACATCAATATACTGTACATTCATACAGTATACCTATTGAAGCTCATATTCAAGTGGTTAATAGCACTTTTCGCCAAAGCCATACCGTTGTATACACTGGGTTTTTCCTAGCATTCAGAACTTATTGATTCAGAAGGGTAACGCAGAATAGGCAAGAAAAAACCCGCCGTAGCGGGTTATTCATTTGATATGATTCGTATGTACTTCGATGTTGCTATGAGAGTCTGAACCGGATTCGTTCTTGTCGAGCATAAAGAGCGTGAGTCGTATTCGCGTGACCAGTGGCAGAGCCAATTTTCCAAATCATCTACCGAATAATCTTTACGAGCTATGCCCTCAGCAATAATGACAACCTCATCTCCAGGTGCCGTGAGTTCATAGCCATTCAGCAGCAGAAAAACGTAACCAGCCATTATGGCGGTGCGCTTGTTAGCATTCGCAAAGGGATGGTTCTGAATAAGACTCTCGATCAGAACAGCAGACAGGCGAAACATGTCGTCTGTCTGCTCATAATATCTGATTGTGCTTGGTCTTGATTGAGATGAACTGAGATTATTCTGATTAAGAACACCTACAGGTTCATTTGGAGTCTGAGTCTCGATAAGAGCTTTATTGATGTAAACAATATCTTCAAGCGAAAGATAGTTAACCCCTTCAACGTGCTCTGTCATCCGTAATCACTCAGACTTTAGAAAGATCTTCCATTGCCTTTTCATATCGAGCAAAACCAAACTCAAAGGCATTTTTTACCTGATCAGTATGTGAACATGTTTCGCTGATCGCTGCACGAGGTTTCGCCACCGTAGATTTGTCACGAGGCGGAATGTACAAGCGATCTGCCTTTTTTAATGCGTGACCCATGATTTTCCCCTCATGCACGTCTGGCAGTGCTTTATCAACTTAAAGGATGTAAAGTACATCCAAAGAAATCATAGCCACTGAAGACTATTCAGGGCTATTGAAGTCTATTTAATACCATCGGTAATACTTGAGCAATCGGCGAACGCTAAAGAAGTCGTCACGTTCGCCGACGTTCTGAAAGACGCGTATTCACGTTCCATACACGTTCGCCGATTTTCAACCTTTAGTTGTGTGATGTAGATAGACGATACACGCATAACAAGCAGCAATGACGAATATGTTAATTTTGCAGAGATAGCACTTTTTGCACAAAATCATAACGTGTTGGTTGTGCCACTTTCCTTTTATTGCTGTAGTATTCGCCCCCCACGATATGGGGCATGCTTTTTGAGCAGTTACAAAGGCAAATATTCATCGTTAACAACTCACTTATGTGAACATAGTTATCATCTAGGCTCATGCAGCCTGACCTCTTCTGTCACACAACTCCGGTAGGTTTGCCCGCACCAATGCTTCAGCGAACGGCGGTGGCACCGCGTTACCGCAGCGGGCAACCTGCTTATCCTTCGCGTACTTCTTGCCCCGATAGTCCTGGTCGATGATGTACCACTCCGGGAAGCCCTGCGCGCGGTATAGCTCGTGCGGTTGCAGCATACGCATGCCAATATCAACTATGCGGTAAGTTATGCCGTCAACTGTCACCAGCCCGTCGCAATCCTCACCGCAGTATTTGCGCAGGAACGTCAGTGTTTGCTGCGCGCGGTGTTCGTCGTATTCATCGACCGCAAGAGTTGTTTTTACCTCGCCAACGTGCTGGCCACCAGCGGTGACCGTTGGCATGGGTACATCAAGGCGTTGCCCGTCGCGGCATGTTCCGCGCAATTTCACCAGGTGTGAGGCAACAACTGCATGGTGGTCGACAGTAGTCACTGAGTGCGCGGGTTCATCCATACCGACGCCCGGCCCGGAGTAATTCCCACCGTAATGCTTCGCCAGGAATGCGCTCACCGTCGCGAACTTATTGCCGCCAGCAGTAACGGTACCCAGCGGATTGTCTAGTTGCAGCACGCGCGGTTCCTGCCCGGGGCGCTCGCCATATCCCATCTGAATCAGCGTCGGCGTCACCAGTTGTGATTTGCCACCACCGCCCGCTGTGATAGTCGCGCTTGGCTCGTCGGCCCGGTGGCCGACGCTGGCACCGAACTGCCGGGCGATAACCGGCGCAACCAGACAGGCGCAGGATTGCTTCAGAATGGTATGAGCAGGTTTATCCAGCGGGCGCTGTTTAGCCTGGTATTCAATGCCGCCGTTGCCAGCCAGGAACGGGGTCAGCGCGGCTTCTACCAAACCAAGAGCATGCCCATTCCCGCCAGGGCGTTTTGATGTGCCAGCGGTAACCGTCGGTACCGGTTCGGTAACGGGCTGGCCGGTTGCACCAGTGCGAAACTTTGTCAGGTGCGGTACGGCTAACGCATAACCGTGGGTTTTAGTAATGGTTTGCAAAGGCTCGCCCAGCGCCTGACCACGGAAACAGTCGTAACTCGTTTTGGTGCTGGTGTGATTGCATTTCACAATGAACGGCGACGCACTGTCGATAACAAAGCGCTGTATGCCGCGCGCGATCCGCTTCAGGGTATTTTCTGCCAGCGGCTTTTTGCGCCCGAATATCGATGGGGCCGGAATTGACCAGTCGATACACTCCGCAGCTGTACGCCATGGCGCAAGCCTGCCCGATTGAACCGCAGGAGATTTCGGATCTCCGTGTGTTGGTTCTGGCCACACAATCGGCTTCCCATCGCGACGCATGACCATGAAGAAACGTTTTCTGATTGTCGGTGCGCCATAGTCGCAGGCGCGCAGTTCGCGATACTCCACAACATAGCCCAGACCTTTAACCAGCCGTGCGGCATCCTCGCTATCAAGCGAAATATTCAGAAACTCACAACATTCAGCCAGCGCCGGATGTGATGCAGAAATACCTGTCGTCAGCATTGCGACAAAGGCGTTAAAGGTCTCCCCCATACGCGCCGGGTCAGGACGCTGTTCAACTGGTTCAGGTGGTCCGATAAATTCATCAAGGAAGCGATCCGCGTGACTGATGAATGGCAATTCGCGTAATAATGGCCCCCACGTTTTAAACTCTTCGACGTTCTCCAGTTTCATTACCCGCGGCTCCACATCAAGCCCCCAGCGCAGTACAACCCAGGCCAGTCCGCGGATCGCTTTCTCGACAGGTTTAGCGCCTTTAGCTTTAGAAAAGTGGCGGCAATCAGGAGAAAACCACGCCAGCGCCACCGGACGACCCGCGGTAGCTACCTTTGGGCGAACCTCATACACAGACTCGCAGTAGTGCAATGTATCAGGGTGGTTCGTTGTGTGCATCGCCACGGCGTTCTCGTCATGGTTAATTGCTATATCAACACTACGACCGATCGCCATTTCAATACCGGTTGATGCACCGCCACCACCAGCAAAATTATCGACAATGATTTCTCTCACGCGTATTTCCCCATCGCGCATGCCAGCGAACGGGCCGCTGTAACAATTGACGGTACCGGCATTTTCTCCAGCCACATGCGGTTGATGTGATGCTTAAGGCGGCGCTGCTGATGTGGCGGGAGCGCCTCAACGTTTTCAACCTGAGAAAAAACCATTTTTACCTCGGCTGGCCATACAGTATCAGGAACATCAACCAGCAACAGATCCTCGAGTTCAGCAATCCGTTTAGTTGCGTATTGCAGGCGTAACCCCATCATTTTTCTCCCTGCTGCTGATCCGCTTTGATATGCAGGCGCGGCTCACCATCTTTCGGTTCAGGCCATTCGCGCTCTTTGTTAACCGCCAGCTTTTCTACCATCGCTAGGGTAATCTGCTCATCACTGATACCGGCACGTCGTTGCGCATCCCATAACAAGAACTGCATGTCAGCCCATTCGCTAAGGTCGCCTGGCTCAGCAGCAGCCTCAAGCGCTTCTTTGGAAAGATGCTTAAGTGGACCAACAGGACCTACGTCACCGAAAGTAGCCTGTGACCATTCGGTGTGGGCGCTGCGAACTTGTTCACGTTCGCTATCAGCTTTGCGGCGTTCCTGTAGCTCGCTTGCAGCTGCACCACACAACATAAGCAGGTCAGCCATATTTTTTGCCTCTTTCTCTGGTCGCTGGCGGTAAAACGATAAAGCGCTCATGATCCTTAATTGCAGCATTACGACCTGCTCGTTTGTTAATTCGCTATTGTTCATACATTCCACTCCCTACCGCATGACCGACAGGTAATGACACCATCCTCATTATCGAGAGCACCGTGACAGCACTTATTTTTCTCAGCATCGAGTGAGGCCAGCGCTATACGCGCCAGCTCTTCCGCTTCTTCTGCTGGCAGCACAATGTTGCTACCAGGTCCATATGTTTCGCGCCACGATTGGATTTTTAGAAGGCGTTCTCTGGTAATAGTGCTCATTGCACAGCCTCTCTGCTAACTTTTTCGACCAGTTCAACCCACTGTGGCGCCAGCTTTTTTTCTGCCTGCGCGCGGCTGCCCGCTGGACCGTTCAAATTCACACGGTAATGATCATATGGGCATTTCAATCCGCCCCAAACCCAACCCATATGATTAGGCTTCAACGCGTATTCAGGCATGTTTCCGCACTCAGGACAGCGTGGTAACTCAGACTGTTTCATTGCGCCAGCTCCTGCATCAGCGCACCGTGTTTGCGAATGCTGCGAACGGCTTCCCGAAGTTTTTCCAGGTTGGCCAGCTTCGCTTTTGTGCGCCGAATTTCACTTGAGATACCGCGTACCGTTGGGATCAGCAGATCATCAGGACGGCTGACGAAAGCGGGGATTTCCTCGACAATTTCAGTGACGGATTTTTCTGGTACCGGTGGAGTTGATATCTCCGGTTCCCGTTGTGCAGAGCTTTTGTTTTTCACTGGTCCAGCAGCCGGCACCGAATAAACAAACTTGCTGCCCACTTTTTCGCGAATGATCCGCCCTTTTGTCATGTGGTGGGTCAGCATTGGTGCCACACGTTTTGACTCAATACCTGCCAGTGTTGCCAGCTCCAGAGATGTCTGTGGTCCATGTTCCGCCAGTAATGCGATGACGTCGCTGACTGATACACTTGCCGGTGTTTTGCTGACAGAACTGGCCGCCGTGGGCTGTGATTTAACTTCCCCGATAGCAACTTTCCAGTACCCGTTAGCCTGAACAACCTCGTTACGCTCTTCGTGTTCACGTAGCATCCCGATCACCGCCGCAGGCTCAATTTTCATGCGCGCCGCAATTTCACGGGCAGTCGCTTTTTCCATCGCTTTCAGTACGTCTAAAATGGTTTCCATAACATTCTCCAGGTTAAATTAAGCCAGCCGCTTTACGGCGTTTGTATTCTTCAAGCAGCTGCTGCGCGGGTGTCGGTCCTGCCGGATGGCGTGGCGCCGCAATCTGTTTTCTTACCGGAGGGATCTGTTTGCCGTCCTCCAGGTGTTTTTCCCACTTCGCCAGTTGGTCCGCTGCCAGTCTCTCCAGCTCGGGTTGAGTCATTTGTCGCTCAACACCGGTTCGGCGAAGTTCAGTGCAAATCTGGTACAGGACCGGATTACATTCGCGGGCAATGAAATATTCCTCAGTGCTGGCGTAACGGTAAGATTCGTTGCGCCAGTTCCTGTATTCCGCCATAACGTCAGAAACCTTCAGTCCAAGCTTCCCACCCTCACAGTCAGCCACCAGCGTCACGAACTCAGCCAGGTCAGGTGGCCATGAATTACCCGCTGCACAGCGAGCAACCATCGCGTTACAGACGCTCGTCATCCGGTCGCTGGTCAAATTCCCAATCTGAGCAATCCATAGGTCCGACGGAGCCGATCCGTTTTTGGTTTCCCACCGGCTGGAGTAAATTTCCAGCATGAGAACCCAGAACTTCCACGCCTTCTCCTCGAGCGCGGAGTTGTGCAGCGCGTGCTGCGCGTGCTCGCTGTACAGCTGCGTTTGCTGTGGAGTTTGGATCCAGTCCTGCATGTGAGTTACCTCGCGGTTTCGTGGGTTTGGCCTGTTGCAGGTGGCGGGCAAATTTCTGCTCCCACTGCGACTGGTAAAAAACTTTGTTCTCTGGTTGCCAGTAGGCAATGAAGCTGTTCAGCTCGGCTCTGAGGTTCAGTCCATTCGGAATCGTTATGCCCCAGAATCCAACGCGCTGGCGGAAGTCAGCCGACGGTTTCCAGTCAATGGTCATTGGGACCTTCCCAAATGACTCTCCGGCGGGAAAATTCATACCAGGTTGTCCAGGGTATTCAGGAACCGGGTTGTTATTAACTGGTTCGACCTCTCCACCTAGCGTGTTATGTGTGGGGTTTAATGACGGATCAGGTTTTAATGACGGATCGGGGTCAATTTTTGGGGGGGTTAAATCGCTGTTTTCACCAATTTTTGACCCCTCAATTTTTGACGGGTCAAAATCTGCCCCCTTACTATCCTCTTTTAAGGGGCCATTATTTGACGGGTCAAAAATTGACGCCTTATCTTCCTGTCCTGCTGGCAGGCAACGGGAACCTTTCTTTTTGGCTCTCACTTCCCGTATTTTTTTACGCCCCTCTGCTGCCGCTTCTTCCAGTTTTGCGATATCAATCTGATAAACATTTGTCAGATTTCTTCCGCCCAGCTTGCGTTCTGTTTTTTTAATCCAGCCGCCTTTAACAAGCTCAGCTAACGCAGTTTTTATTGTCGTATCGCTTTTAGCGCCGATCTCAATCCTGAGCGTCTCAATCGCTGGCCACGATACGCCGTCAGCATTGCTGTAATCAGCTAGGCGGGCCATAAGCGCAACGCGGGAAATTCCCAATCCAGCAGGAGCGCATCCTTCCCAAACAAGACCGTGTAATTTGCTGCTCACGACTGCACCTTTCTAAATTTCAAATCAAACTCTCTCCGGCCTGTCTCGCAGATGTCCTGATAACCTTCGTATCGGTACATAACCCGAAGATGAGAAACTCTCATTACCGTCACCATGCGTCCGCGTTCGTTGCGATATTTCATCCCCGGAATCAGTTCAGCGCTGCGATCGACTGTCTCCGCCGGTACTTTGTGCTTCATCGCATTTTTCATGCGGGCTACTAATTCCTGGGCAAGCATGGGAGCCTCCTGTTACGCCGCACGCGGACCAATATGGTTGAACTGGATGCTGACGCCGGGAATGAGATCGGCCAGCGCCTGAATTGCCTCTGCCGTTTCTTTGCGGATAACCTGCATGGGCTTACCAGTCAGCACCGCGCTGGTCGCCTCGATGCACTCGCGGTTCGCAATGGCCACCAGGTTATGTAAGTCATGTTGGCCAGCCAGCTCTGCATCCATCGCAGCCCTGATTGCTGGTGCCAGCGCAGCTGCCTGACCACGATAGTTCGGCGTGTCATTTCGAAATGCCCGCTGGATTATCTGCGTATTGTTATGCAGGCGACGCGCATACTCTGACGGATCAACGACATCCGCCAGGCTGTCCAGCAAATCACCGTAGTGATGCGAGGTAATCAGCGGGACAATCTTTTTCCAGCCCCCTTTCCTGCCATCCTTCATCGCCCACTCTTCCAGCTCGATAGCCAGCAATTTGATCTCGTTGATTTTCATCAATCAGATTCCTTCTTGGTTGTGCAGGTATTCTGTTTACCAAGGCGTTTGGCCTGGCGGTAACGGTCATAAACGTCTTTGTCGTAATGGAGAGCGCCATTTGAGGCATCTGCGAGACGCTGAGCACAGCGCTCGGGAACAAGTTCTTTCCACTGGCTTACAGCAGAGCGGTCGACGCCAGCAGCATGTGCCACTTGAGTGTTTGTGCCGAAAAATTTCACGGCATCAATTTTGTACATTAAGCAACCTCGTTTGTTGAGTTTATTTAACAAGGTTATTTGGTGAGAATTCTTTAGTCAAGAAGAATTAAGATATCTAAACATGAATAGTGAAACTTTAGGCCGTCGAGTATTACGTCGACGCAAAGACGTTGGGTTAACGCAGCGAGATCTTGGAAAAGCTCTCGGGATATCGCACGCCACTATTTCACTATGGGAAAGTGACAACACAGAGCCTTCAGGTAAGAACCTGCATGCACTTGCTAAGGTGTTACAGTGCAGCCCTACTTGGATTTTGTTTGGTGATGAAGACCAGACTCCGCCAGAACCAGTCTCAATTGAAGAGCAGAGAACTTTAAGCGCTGATGAACAAGAGATGCTTGAGCTCTATCGATCTTTGCCAGAATCAGAGCAACTAGCTCAAATTCAAAATCTCCGGGCTCGAGTTGAAAACTTCAACCAGCTCTTCGAAGAACTCCTAAAAGCCCGCAAACGAACAGAGAAAAAATAATCATTTTCAGTAAGTTATCTTCTTACGCTCCTTTTGTTGAGTTTTATCACCAAAAATAGCTTGCCAAACTTGGTTAGTAATCTTAACCTTATCTCATCAAGTAACCACACGCAGTGATTACTCAGAATCAAAATGTTCCGCTTACCCTAGCGATACAGGGGAAACAGATTTTAAGTTTTAAACGCTAAACAGGTGTCTTCGGGAGGGGTAACAGAGGCGCGGTCTGATTAACCGCAACTCGTAGTCAAATTCCTATAGCTGGTGGCGATACCCAAGCCGGAATACCGAAAACCAGTAGGAGTGTTAGGGAACAGGGTCAATCCCCCCCTTAGCACCCCGCCCGAAGATACCTACCACCGCGCCTGATGTGGTTAAAAGCAGGCCAAAGCAATAAGAAGTAGAACCCTGTTCTGGCGGCCCGGTGTTTTCCCGTAATAGTCCGGTTACCGCCAGCTTTTTTCAGGGAATATCAGCCGGTCATGGTAAGCATCTCGCAGGATCCTTACCGGGACTGGAAGAGTTACCACTTGGAGACGGTCCTTATAAATGTCCTGGACAGTGGCGCTTTGGTCGCGATAACAACCACTCCAGTTGATCCTGGGAGTTATCAGGTCAGTGAGATGCCAGCACTCTCGACGGCAGTGACGGCAGTGACGGCGGGAAGTAGACCGCTGACGGCTGGGAAAGACCAGCACGCAACGATGAGAGCATTGACGAGCAAGGCATAAGTGCTGGTTCGATTCCAGACAGTCCCATTCGGTTGGGAGGGTTGGGCAGGGAAAGGTTCGTTCGATTCGGACACCGGCAGTGCTCTTTTCGTTGTGTTGTAGCTTAATTGGTAGAGCGCCTCCTGAAGGAGGAGTTGAGCACTAACCAAGGATCATAACCTGGGTTATCTCATGCGGCTGGCCAGACGTTATCCGGGTTCGAGTCCCGGCAGCACAACTCACAACATGAAAGTGCACTCCTTCACTTACCAGTTATGGGTGACAGGTGTGAAACAGGCGGAGTGCGCTTGCAGATGTGATTAGTTGCTGTGTGTGCCGCGTGGTCTTTGCCCATCACCCACGATGGGCACCTTTTTTACCGGAGGGTTTATGAGAAATTTACAGCCAGTTATACCGGACGGGGATCCTGATGTGGAAAGCTCAGTAAGTAATTTTATTCACCAGTTAACCGTTCCTGCGTTTCGCGACCACCTGACAACTGAACTTGAAGCACTGTACGAACAACAGAAGGCTGCTCTTGATCACACTGAACATCTACTCAGGATGGTGCGTGCCAATGGTTAAATTTACCAGCGAAGATATTGCCCAACGTACAGCTGAAGCTGAATATAAAAAGGCTGTGGCTGATATAACCGGCGTTCAAAAATATAAAGATGAGGCGGTGCTAGATATGTGCTTCATCAAAGTAATGACCAAAATAGTTAACGACCAGAGGGTTAATATTAGCGAGTTTTTACGCTGAGATTTTATTTACCCCCTTCGATAACTTCAAACAATTAAGAGAGTTTTTATTTATGCCTTAACTGGCAGGGCTAACTATATCCATCAATGACTGTCCTGTCATAGCCAGCTATGCAGGGAGGGTAAGTGACACTTGAGTGCTGTCCGTATTGCAAAAAATGGAGTTCTGATGACTCCATGTATAAATCAACAAAAAGAATGCATAAGAGAGTAGTGACTGCTTATTTCTGTAGCCTTGAGCATGCTATCTCCTACAAACAAATTCATGAACCGCGGCGCTGCAATTTAAGCAGAAGCAATGCGCGCCATTCACATAAACATTATTGAGGTTATTATGACAACTGGATTAAAAAAATTTGGCGGGAGATTCGAACCGAAAAAAAGCGCGCTTGAAAAAGATAGTACGCTTCCGGTTTATGTTGCTTTTAAACAAGCCAAGAATAAAACAATAGCAAAAACATTACTGCATGCAGATTTTATACAGTTCGCGCCAGATTATGCTGATGATTATTTTGCTCCCAAGGTATGGGAAGTAGAGGAGGGAATGTTCTGCACTGTTGAAGGGCAGTTCTATACCGACCTCTTCACTGGTGAAATTGTCTGGAATGCTGAGAAAGGCGAACCAGAGCGCATCATAGTTGAGCCAGAGCTTGCTGATAGAAATGAACAACTTAATGCTGACGCGACAGAAGAAAAAATGAAACCAGTGAAAGAGCTGGATGTGCTGGCCCGCGCATACTGCCTTGCGGTGTTTGGTGCCATTGATGAAATCACCCCTTCTCAGTATGGCCAGTTAATCGACATGCTGAATGATGATGAATTTAGCCCTTTACGTGAACAGGCAGAGGGTCTTGCCAAAGAACCCCGCATTCTTGCCATGCTTCCTGAAAAACAGACCGAATGCCTGGCCTGGGTGCGTCAGAAGGCGCGCGACAATGCTAAATGGCCAGACTATAAAAACCTGTTTACCCAATGGGCTGATACCCCGCCCGATAAACGCGAGCCAGAAAAGTGTGTTCAGACTGGCACCAGGAGCAGTGACAAGCCGACCATGAGCGAACTTGCTACCAGACTGCGCTATCGCACAGCCATGGGAAAATTATCCCGATCCATGGATTTCGACGTGTGCAGCCCTCCAGTTGGCATTGAAATGCGCATCAATACCATGCTGTGCAGTAAAGATGTCGAGATTGATGACTGGTGTGCGCCATTTTCACGTACACCGGGTATTCATGATTATCACCCGGCTTCCATCGTGGCCATCATCAAAACCGCTGATGAAAAACTTCATATTTACCCCGGCGAACTTCGCCAATACATCGATAACTGCATTGCGGGTTTTGACTGCGTTAATCCACCACCGCTGGTCATTGATATCGCCTGTGGCCGCACATTAGCACCACTGCCACAAAAAAATGATGGAGCAAAATCTGATGGTAAAACCGAACAGACGTTACAGGACGAAAATTTACCACCAGCAGTCTGCCCGGCTCGCGCTGCAGAACTCGACAGGGAACTGGATGCAGCATTTGCCAATAGCGCCTCAAATGAGGGTGAAAAAACGGAAGTAACCGAACAGGAAGACGATCGCCCACTTCTGGATGATCATGAAATTGAGATTGCCCACGCGCTGAACGACCTGCTTTCGGGACGTACTGACATTATGGGCAAGGAAGAAGCGGAAGGCGTTGTGGCATGTACTGGCCATATTATCGCTGACGTTCTTCCTCTGCTGATCATCGATATCGCAACAACTGAATTTTGCCTGTCCCCTAATTTCAACGATGAAGAAATTCACGATGTCGCAACGACAATTCTTGATAGCTGGTCTGATGATGCTGCCTCGCGTCAGAAGATCGCCCTCGATGCGATAGTGGAATATCGCCGACCAGTGCCACCAAAACCGATAGTGATGGATCCACCATCTGTCACCGCCAAACCGAAGAAAGAACCTGAACTGCCTGTTTCCGCACCGAGTAGCGATTTCACCAATGGTGAACCGTTTACCACCCTGACCTATCGCCAGCAACTGACGCTCGCAGCTCTGCAGGGGATGTGTGCAAACCCGGCATACCGCGGCGATTTTGACGAATTGCCGCACATGGCCGCAGCGTTGGCCGCTGGGGTTATAAGTGCGGAGGCGGAGCAGTGACAGAGAACTTAACCGGCGATGAAGCCCTGATTCGCTCTCTGCACGTCTGTGATGACGGGCGAGACTGGACAGCAAGACTCGTGTGGATGATGGGGGATCGTAAGCGTATTAGCGAACATGCCCATTCTTTACCGCCAGCACTACCACAAATCGTAAAGCCAACGATAAGGCCGAAAGTCAGGAAAAAGCGGCGCCGGGTTAAACCAGCGGTAAACCTGACTGATTTTTGACAATCAACCTGCGCCTGCTGCGTCACGTATGATCGCAGCTGGCTATCGAGGTGCATATGAAACTTTTATCACTCGAGCGCTGGGCTGAAGAACGCTATGAAGAGCCTCCGCAGATAGGAACCCTCAGAAAATGGGCGCGTAACGGTAATATTTACCCGCCTCCGGAAAAAGAGGGAACAGAGTACAAAGTCAGGCCCGATGCCATTTTTATCAGGCCAAATAAATACTGTAAGACTGTTAACTCAAATCAGAGCAGATACCCGTTAAAAGGGCGATTGATAGAGAGGATTATCGATGGCGAGGCCGGACAAGTATGACGCTAATTTGCCTAAGAATCTGACCTATCGTAAAGCCAGGAAGTCATATTCCTGGCGCAATCCCGTCGACGGAAAAGAGATATCTCTGGGTAAGATTTCGCGCAGGGAAGCGATCGCCCAGGCCATCGAAGCAAATCACTACATCGATAAAAATTACACTCCAATCGCCCTACTCGAACAACTGAAAGGTACTAATGAATACACCATGGCCAACTGGCTCGATCGGTACGAAATTATCCTGCAGCGACGCAAGCTGGCGGCCAATACTTACAAAGTTCGTGCCGGGCAGCTGGCGACCATTAGAGAATACTTTGGCGTAATGATACTGGCCAACATAACCACCCGCGATGTGGCCGAGTTTATTGAACGCTGGACGGAGTGCGGCAAAACAACAATGGCAGGAACCATGCGATCAGTACTGTCTGATGTTTTCCGTGAGGCCGTTGTGGAAGGGCGTGTTGATTCCAATCCCGTTGACCCAACTCGAGCACCGAAAATTAAAGTGCTGCGCGAGCGCCTGGAATATGAAATGTTTATGGCCGTTCGTGCTGGTGCAGAGCGAATGCCAGCATGGTTCGGCCTGGCGATGGATCTCGCCCTGGTTACCGGTCAGCGACGTGAGGACGTCGCCCGGATGCGCTTCAGTGACATTAAAGATGACCGACTGTACATCGAACAACAAAAAACCGGGTCTTGCCTGGCTATCCCTCTTTCACTGACATTGAAAGCATCCGGCCTGAGACTGTCGACCGTCATCGATCGCTGCCGGCTTGTCAGTCGATGCGATTTCTTGATAAGCCCCGGGATCAGAAAAAACAGTGAAGACGGAAGCATAAACCTGGACAGTCTGACAAAAGGTTTTGTGAAAGCACGAAATTTTTCTGGTTTAAAGTTTTCAGAAAACCCACCTTCATTTCATGAAATTCGGAGTCTGGCGGGAAGGATGTATGAGAAGGAGTTCGGGAAGGATTTTGCGCAAAAACTGCTGGGGCACAAGTCAGAAAAAATGACGGAGAAGTATCTTGATACGAGAAAAAAAGAGTATGTGCTGATCTAATTTTTCTTCGTAAATGAATTGTGAATGTTAAAAATGGTGTGGTATAACGAATAAAGACCGAATATTAGAATTCGGACAAATTTCGGACATTTTCGGACATGGAGTCCTAAGTGACTGAAATTAAAGCCCGATAAAAAGAGACCGAATACGATTCCTGTATTCGGTCCAGGGAAATGGCTCTTGGGAGAGAGCCGTGCGCTAAAAGTTGGCATTAATGCAGGCTAAGTTACCCTGCCATTTAAGAATAGATGACAGCGCCAGGTTTTCCAGTCCGCGACTAAAGTGGCCTGAAAAAAAGGACGATTGTCACACATCCAAACGTAAAAACCGCAAGTTCTCCTGAGAGAGCCTTGCGGTTTTTTATTGGAAATCAGAACGCTACATCTGACAATTAGCAGAGCTTTTCTGCACGCTCCACAAACGGTGCGAGGCTCATTTTTTCGCCCGGTTTCGCCGGGTCGTCAATCTGGATAATCTCGATTGGCTTCGCCGTAGTTTTCCCACTATCTACCTGCTGTCTGGCAACATCATTCAATGGGTATTGCACCAGCGTACTGGGATTGATGACATACAGCGCGTTACCCGGACGGCAGGTCAGCATCACCTCTTCCCGATTAAACGCCCACTTATCCTTGCCAACCTCAAAACGGCTGACGGTGATGACCTGTGGCGCAGCCAGCGCGGCCCCTGAACTTGCCAGTAGTAATAACGAGATAATGATTTTTTTCAT